TTGCACATTTTAGATTACTTTCCGATTCAAATTATCTTCCTTATGGTAAATCAATGATTGAAGGTGGTAGAAAGACTTGGAAACAATTATCTCTTATGGAAGATGCTATGTTGATTCACAGAATCATGAGAGCACCTGAAAAAAGAATATTTAAAGTTGATATTGGAAATATACCACCTGCAGAAGTTGATAATTATATGAATCAAATTATTGATAAGATGAAAAAAGCCCCCGTTGTAGATAAAGCAACTGGAGAATATAATCTTAGATATAATATGCAAAATATTACTGAAGATTTCTTTATGCCAGTTAGGGGTGGAGATAGTGGAACTCAAGTTGATTCATTACCAGGATTAACTTATGAAGCAGTAGAAGATATTGAGTATTTAAGAAATAAATTATTGGCTTCATTACGTATCCCAAAACCATATTTGGGATTTGATGAGAATGTTGGAGAAAAGGCAACACTTGCAGCTGAAGATGTAAGATTTGCTCGTACTATTGAAAGAATTCAAAGAATTGTAATGAGTGAATTAATGAAGATTGGTATTGTTCATTTGTATGCTCAAGGATTTACAGATGAAGAATTAGTTAATTTTGATTTAGAGTTGATGAGTCCTTCTACAATATATGAACAAGAAAAAATTTCACTTTGGAATGAAAAAACTTCTTTAGCGTCATCTATGATAAGTGATGGTTTACTTTCTACAGAGTGGATTTATAAAAATATATTTAAATTTACAGATGAAGAAATTAAAAAAGAAGATAATAAGATTGTATATGATTACAAACAAAAATTTAGAAGAGCTCAGATAGAATCTGAAGGAAATGATCCATCTAAATCTGGTGAATCACAAGGAACACCTTCAGATATGGCGATGGGAAGAACTGGACATGAATTAGAAAATGATGAATTAGGTCCAGAGGGTGGAAGTCCAGAAGGTGGCTGGGAAGGTGCAGGTAGACCCAAGGAACCATCACATTATAAAAAAGACAGTCATATTAGAGGCAGAGACCCATTAGGGGCGCATGAAAAGAAAAAACAAGCATCTAGTAATCCAAAATACGGTAAAATTATGGCTTTAGCACATTTGGATAAGCTTAAGAATACTTTAAAACGTAAATCTGATATAACCCTAATAAATGAAGTTGATGAAATAGATGAAGAGTATAAAGAAGATGTTAATAATAAGTAAAGTTAATCAATATTTAAGAAGTTTTATATTTATTTATGACAAACTATATTGGAGTGATTTATGTCTAAACGATTAAGACACACTAAGATTAAAAATACTGGTGTGCTATTTGAAGTATTGACCCGACAGGTGACTGCGGATATAATGGAAAATGTAGAGTCAAAGGCAGTAGCTTTGATTAAAAAGCATTTTCATAAAAATTCTGCTTTAGGAAAAGAGTTAGAATTATATAATATACTTACTACAGAAACATATAAGCGTCGTGATAAGGCTGATAGATTGGTGGACGCAGTAATTAAAAGTAGACAAAGACTTTCAAATAAAACACTTAGATCAGAAAAGTTTAATCTTATTAAAGATATTAAAGAAACTTATGATGTAGGTGCTTTATTTTCTACTAGAATGCCAAATTATAGACGATTAGCATCTATTTACAAATTATTTTTATATGAAACTACTGGGGAAGATATAAATCCGAAAGAAATTGTAGATTCTAGAGATTATATAGTTGAATCGCTAATTACAGAAACTTCTAAACAGAAACCAAAAAGTGAATTAGCTCAAGAATATATTGATGAGTCTAAAGATGTTAAATTATTAGCCTATACTTTAATGGTAGAAAAATTTAATAAAAAATATAGTACATTAAGTCATGCTCAAAAAGAAGTTTTGAGAAAATATATTAATAACGTATCAAATACAAACTCCTTATCAGAATTTATTGAAGGTGAGGTGATTAATATTAAGGATGCTTTGAAAAATTTGGTACCTAGTGTAACTGATGATATTACTAGTATAAAATTAAAAGAAGTAATTGCACAGGCTGATGCACTTTCGGAGAATAATAAAGGGACTGAAAATAAAGTAATTACTCTAATGCGATATTATGAACTTGTTAAGGAATTAGAAGATGTCTCAAGAAAATCTAAAAAACTTCATTCGTAGAACAATAATAGAATTGTTAGATGATGAAAAGTTGGCCGAAACAACTTTTACTGGAAATGTACCAGGATATCAGACTCCGTTTGCATTTAGTGGAAAGGGGAAAGTTAGTAAGAAGAAAAAGAAAGAGCTAGCTACTAATTCAACTGGGTATAAAATTGTTGAAGGTAAATATCACGATTATAGAAATGATGATAGTATAACACCTAAACAAAAAATTGGTCGATCTATGAGAGAGATTAGAGATCATCTTGCAGAAATTGATAAATTGACTAAAATGAATGTAAGATTGAAGAATGAGATGGATGTTGATTCAAGGTCATATTGGAAAAATACTCATAAGGCTATGCGAAGAATTAGTGAGCGATTAATAAAGTTGGCTAAAAGAGTAGGACAATTATATTAATGTTGAAATTAAAAAATCTTTTATTTACGGAAGATATAAAAGATATAGCAAAGGCTAAAAAAATTAAAAGACAGATTCAAGGAGATGAAAGTCGTATGAGATTACATATGAATGCGTTAGCAGATAGGATGAGAGCTGATATACCGAATGGAAAGTTATCAGACCAATTAACTAACTCATATCAGAAAAATGTAACAAAATTTATGAGAGAAATGATCTCATTAGTAAAGAGGATGAAATAATATGAATCGAGAATTATTAGTAGATTATTTACCTTTTGAAATAACAAGAGAACAAATAAATGAATCTATGAAAGAAAATAACGGTAGATTAGTTGTTCGCGGAGTATTACAGAGGGCAGAAGCTAAAAATCAAAATGGTAGAGTATATCCAAAAGAAGTATTGATGAGAGAAGCTAAAAAATATACGGAATCTTTTATTAAAGAACAACGAGCTTTAGGTGAATTAGATCATCCAGAAAGTTCGGTAGTAAACTTACAAAATGTTTCTCATAATATTAAAGAAATGCATTGGAATAATCATGATTTGGTTGGTACAGTAGAGGTATTAGGAACTCCGGCAGGTAATATTTTAACAGAATTATTTAAAGCAGGTATTAAGTTGGGTATTTCATCTAGAGGAATGGGTTCAGTAGAAACTGTATCAGAATCAGAAGATGGTGATACACAAGAAGTACAACCAGATTTTGAATTGATAGCATTTGACTTCGTTTCCAATCCATCTACGCAGGGAGCTTTTATGTATCCAATGCAAGAATCAGTAGATCGTAAGAATCCTACTGGTAGAACTTGTGGTGATTATTGTAAAGTAGAATCTATTATTAATGATATTTTGCGAGGTGCATAATGAAAATGCATAAAACTTTTAGTTGGCGTAAATGGAATGACTTTATTCTTGAAAAGAATGATGTTTTAGAAGCTTCGGATTATAAATTTGTTTTAACACTACCTAAACATATTTACGGTGGGATGAGAGCAGTGTTTAATTCAAAGACGGCAGCGCAACGGTATATGGAAGATGAAATTGGTTCAGAAGCTTGGAAGCATGTAAAAATTAAAAAGGAACGAGTTAAATGAGATCTCCTTATAAAGAATTAATGGAAAGTGAATTGAACGAACTTCCAGCATTTAGTTCTCCAGAAGCTTCTAAACAAGTTGATATAGACATTGTTAAAATGTCAAAGATTTTAGGTAAAGCATCACAACAAGTTATTAAAACTATGATGGATGGAGTAAAAAGTCATAAGTATGATGCAATGGATTTACAAAGAGGGATTCGACAGGGTGATGTTCGAAGAACACATTATGGGGAAATGAATTTTATACAACAATTATGGACTAAGGTAAGAAGTGGATTTAGAAGATACACACCTACTGGAAAATTGAGATAATTATGGAGAATAAAAATGGCTAAAAAGAAAACAACTTTAAAACAAATAGCAGAACATATTATAGCTGGAGGATTTGTATCACAGCCAGCAATGATGGATATGGATATGTTTAGAACTAAAATTAAACCCAACAGTGAAGTTAAGACACCTGATATTAAATTAAAAAGTCTTGTTGAAGATGAAACTCACGAACCAGTAAATTCAGGTAAATTTAATCACGCATTGAAAGCATTTCCGAGATTGGGTGAAGCAATTTATGGTAAACATGATCTGAAAAGTGTTGCTGAAACTCTTTCTTATTTAGCAAAAACATCTAGACAACATGCTTTAAGTGAAACCGAAGAATGGTTTGATAAAATTACTGTTAATCGTAATATGAAAGAATTAGGTGCTCTTTCAGGACAATTTAGTAAAATTTCTTCTGAAGCAAAATCACTACAAGAGAGAATGTCAGCTTTATATGAAGATATGGGGCATATTATTAATAGATATTATGATTTAGATGAAGCAGATGAGGAAGAATTGGATCCAGTAGGACAGGAAGATGATGACATTGATAATGATGGTGATTCAGATGATAGCGATGAATATTTGAGAAATCGTAGAAAAGCTATTGCTAAATCTGTAAAAAAAGAATCTACAGATCCTTGGAAAGATAGAAAATGGGGTGATCCTTTACCTACTTTAGAAGATTATGTAACATCTACGTTGAAAGAAGAGGATAAAGAGGTAGATGAAGCAGCTAATGACCCAAAACTTAAAAGTATGAGATCAAAGTTAAGTAAATTAAGACTTAGAATTGCACAAATGGAGAATGAGCCTGGTGGATCTGCAAGAGCTGAAAATCTTAGAAAACAAAGAGATTCTTTAAGAGATCAAATTGCTAAACTTTCAGGATCAGCTCCAAAACAAGGTAAATGGGCTAAAAAGTTAGGTAAATAGATAAGTGATTAAATTAAAAGATATAATAAAAGAATCAAAATGGGCAGACCGTAACTGGGGTGATCCTTTACCTACTTTAGAAGA